ATATTATATATTATATAATATAATTTATAATTACCATAATATTATATTGCCAACTCGAAACTGTAGTAGGTGTAGTGGCAGTCTGCGCCCCTGCGGGGCTAGCCTGCAATTAATAAGATCTATAGATTGTAAGTTATATTCCAATTTAATATAATTATATATTCCAACTTGAAATTTGGCAATTTAAAATAATTATATATTCCAATTTAATATAATTATATATTCCAACTTGAAATTTGGCAATTTAAAATCTATATATAATTACTATAATACTATCACATAAGTATATATAATAGGCGCGGCTGCCGAAATCGGCATTCGCTTAGGACTGAGCTAAGTGCAAGATAAAAGATAGTAAATTATTAGTACATAAATTTCAAATCTTGTATATGTCGCACTCTGTAGTACGGGGTGCTATATTTATACCCCTCCCACTCCCGGGGGGTGGGTTATCATATTATATATCTCGAATACTCCAGTTTGGTATATATTGCTAACACATCAGTTTAGTATATATTGTTAACACATCAGTTTAGTATATATCTCGAATATGGCAGTTTAGTATATATTACTAATACTCTTGGAGTGTTACCCCTAACACCCCTCACCTATGTTTAGTATATATTACTAATACTCTTGGAGTGTTACCCCTAACACCCCTCACCTATGTTTGGAGGAAAACAAAAGATTATATCTTTGTTGTTTCGCTTCATTTATTATTTGTTTCACTAAATTATTACAACTATGAACGAAAGTAAAGTTAAAGAAATCAATCGTAAAGCGGCTGCAAATTTGGGCATCAAAGCCCAAACAGTAAACCAACTTCTTAACCGTATGGGTGTAAATCCAGAGGCTTTAAAAGTCGGTGACATTATTAAGATGCCCGATAACATTTCATTGGCAGATGGCTCTTTGTCTGCAAATATGGTTAACGGTAACCCATTCTTGCAAGTTGTTGTTACGGTTAATGGAGAAGCCCGCAACCTTGCTGTATCTACTTTAAACCGTGTGTTTGTGGATAGAGAAACACGCGCAAGAACAACGCCCGTTGATTTGTTAGACGAAGCCGACAAAGCAAAAGCCGTGTTTAAACACTTTGAGGGCGGAACGATAGATGATGGTTTGCAACAACTCAAAGGCAAAGAGCTAGAAATTAAGCGTATTGAGACATTTGAGGCTATAACTCGTGACGGTGCGCCTATGAATGTTAACGTAACGGCAATTATCGAAAGATAATGCTTTATAAGTAAGGCACACATACAATATTAGTATTGTGTGTCTTACTTTTTATTACGCTTTGATGCTCTACTTTCATAATCATAGTATGTAGAAATTTACATAAATGAACAATAAATTCACATTAAAAACTGTGTATGGTATAGTACGTAGCAATAAACTATATAGTCATAATGGAATAAGATATAATCTTAATCCAGTTATCATTGACAACGCTACTGGATACTTTACCATTCAGAAAGTAGGATATGGCATTTATAAGCTAATAAAGTATATGTTAGTTCCTACAACTGAGATGACAAATAAATAACAAGATATTAACAATTTAAAACCTCGTAATGTAAAGGTCAATTACATATACAATTATGGTAACAGTAGTATCATCAGCTGACCTCTCACTCAACCTAGAGCACGTTAAAGCAGGAGTCCACATGATTGTTTTAATTATATTAATCTTTAAGTTTTAAACAGCGTCCTACATTGTAGGTTTTGGTATGGCTCCTCTGCCAAGTAATGCGTACAAAGAGCCACTAATCAAAAACCTCACACTGAATAGGTAAAGTGTATATAGCTATGAGTAAATACGATGACTATCACAAAGTTGACAATAGATATACCACAGCTATAGGAATGAGCTCGTGGAGATTCTTCAATGTTGGTAAATATAAGAATCAGAAAGTGAAAGACGTCTGTTACTTCAATCCATTCTATGTAGCATGGTGTCTAGAGAACTGGCAAGGATTCAGTCTTACTAGCTACGAACGTTCCAATTACATGAAAGGACTAGAACGTCAGTTAGAGAAAGACCCTGAAGACCAAGAACTCATCTTAAAGGTGAGTAAATGTAAAACTATTGCGTGATTACTTTCGTAGGAATAATATAATCTACCACCATAATGGGTACGCCCTGAGACTATGTAGTTGTTGTGATAACAACTCAAAGTATAGTGGCACAGTAAGATGAAATTATTTGAATTTAAATTAATAAATACAGTAAGATGAAATTATTCATTCTCCCGTGATGGGAGCGGCATCATGACTAAGCCTTTACGTGGCGATGCTATAAGTAAGAGCTAAACAAGCTGAAACTAATTAGTCACTAACAATTAGAACCTCACAACGTATAGGTAAGTTGTACAAGATTATGAAACAGTATTTCTTCTTAGTAACTGAATTAGTAAATGGTAAATTAACACCACTTAAAATTACTCTTCAGTCTTACAATGCTATTAAATTTGGCAGGACGTATGCAAAGAGACATCCTGATTCTTTGATATCGCTTTACAAGCAACCAATCTCCAACAGTGGTAAGGTTACTTGGATTTGTCATCTGGAACCATGGAGCTCAAAGGAATCGGAATCTATCATGACGGCTGAGGAACAAGTGTAACTTGATATCCTTTCTGACAATGATATGTTAATCAAAATTAACGGCTGAGGTAGCTATTATTAAATATTTCACTAAAACCTCGTGAGTGTATAGGTAAACTCATTAAATAAAGTATGTCTAAGCAAAAATATAACATCGAACACAAGAATTATGCAATGAAGGTTATGGAATGGTTCTATTCCATTGAGACGGATTTCGACCCAGATAAGCATGAAGTTGGGGAGTCAAACTATAGTATTGTAGTTAACACTGCTCCCTTCAAAAGCATGATTGTAGACCTTACTAGAGTAAATGGTAAGGTTGCAGTTATACTGCAATATCCATCATCTTCAGTTGCACAAGCAATGCACACTATCAAAGTTTATTATCCAAAGCACGTAGAGAAGTCATTTCATGATTATGATGAAACTGGCAAATATATGTATGCCGCTAAAGTGGATGATACGTTCTGGTTCTTTGAAGAGCGTATTAGTGGAATGCCTGCTTCTTTCGGTGGAATTAACACATCATTTGGAATGGACATGACAATGCCGTTCTTAGAACAGCAGAACTGGGAAGAGTATGACATGTCTGATTTGGACGAAGAAGAATAAATATCTAAAACCTGGCAGTGAGTAGGTTAACTGCCAATTTATTTATGAATAGTTTCAATGAGAACTTAGAATGTCTTAAGACTGTATTAAAACGCAAGGATTTATGGCAAGACCTTTGTGATGCATATAAAGAGGCTCTTTGTGAAATAGCTGATAGAACAAGAATGGATTCTTGGATAGCAAGTAAGTTGTTCTTAAAGTATAATTATGGCATAGAAGTGAGATTTTCAAAGCCCTTACAACCTAATCAGAGAGCATTATTTATTAATGACAAGCTTTATGCTATTATTAATGTAACCCAAGCTAATGCAATCCTCGCAGCTAAAGGATTACTGTGGCTAGGTATGATTGAAGTAGCAGCTAGTAAGGACTACAAACCTGGCATATGGAAGACAGATGTCCTCGACTTACGGTATCAACTCTTTAGAGTAGCTGGACTTAGTGGCTTTACTAAGAAGGCATTAGTAGACTTATCCACGGCGTTTGGCAGTACTATCCGCTTCGAAGTAGTTAATCCTAATAGCCCTAGAAGAATTGTAGTAGTCAAAGAAATACCAATCTCTGAAATCGGTAATCTAAACACCTTTATTACTGATCCCAATGAAGACCTATGGGAAATAAAGAAGGCTAAAGAGGATTATTATATAAATAAACTCATGTTCCTAGAGACTGGTTCACTTATGAAGGATGCTACTGTATGGTTTGATAATAAGTCAATGCCATTAGATACATTCAAAGCCAAGTGTTTAGGTCAAATATTACTAACTGGTCCATATAAGGTTTATATTAAAAGAACTCAGGTGGATAAGTTAAATACTTGTAACATGTCTGTTACTTCATATACCGTGACATTTAAATAAAACAAGTTATGATAGATGTAGATAAATACAAAGCTTTATTGCAGCAGAATGAACAAGCTGAGAAATCTTCTGACTCTGATGCAGCCAGAAAGATATTGGAGGAAATGGTAGAGTTAGCTGTTATGAACCTTACAGATGCAAAGGTGCCAGAGAACGCTCATTTTGATAAGGTTGAAATTGGCTGTAATAGAATAACCGACTGTCTCAGCTTAGTAGGAGTTGCAAGGAATGGCAGAAGGCTTATAGTGGAGTTCAGTTTGGATTACACTAAAGCTTATGTAGGTAATAGACGTATCGAGGTTGACTTGTCTCCAGAGGAATCTGAATTAGTAGCCTCATTAAGGACTAAGGCAACAAATAAGATGCGTCACGCTTTCAGAGAACTTATTGATAATTTTAATGTATTCTCTTATACTTGCAACACTTTTATAGGTACTACTCGTTACGGTACTAAAGGGCAACTGATGCAAGAATTTAAGGAAATGCTTACTAAGAACATTCGTGAGGCTATTATAGACAACATCAGAGACGAGGATGATATACATGCTAGACTGTTTGAATATGTTCCAAATCTGTATGATGAGGAACTTACATCTGGTGATATTATTGAAGTTTTAGAATCTCACGGATATCCTTCATATGATGTTCATGTAACCAAATAAAAATATGAAATTATACTTTAACTTTAAAGGTAATTACATAGTAGCTAAACATAACGGTGTTATCATTGATATGCGAACTGGTATTCCTACTGATGCTACAGCTGACGCAGTTCTCAATTCTTATAATAAGGAGACCAGCAGTGAGTGGAGACCTGTCAATATGGCCCAATTCGGCAAGGCTATGTTTGAATTAGCTGACGGTTCTGCTCACTACGCATTCATTGATCACCACAGAGTCAGAATCTGCTATAAGTCTGATGATAAGGCTACGTATGTAAAATTCACTGGTGACTTTCCTAGATATTTCTGGAAAGGACTGTTTAAACTGATTGGCGATGTTATCTAGAATACAATTTAATGATGGACAGGTGGTTAATGTAAATCACCAATCCATTTCATTCAAGGATGATGCAGTTCTATTAGGTCTTGGTAGTAATAGAGACCAGTTAAAACACGTAGAGAATGCTTTAATTGATGTTACTCACAAAGTACATCATAAACCTATGATAGCTGTAGAGATAGCCTGTGACAAGATATCTCTAATTACAACTATCTGATCAGCATTCTTTCCATCTAAAGAAAGTCTGATGAGTCGCTGGAAATTGCGACGAAACACTTCACCGAGGGCAGGCGGTGGAGTGTCACTCTTAATCAATACTAATAATTATGAAGGTGGATAATATTATTATAGATATAATACTAGCATTAGGTGTTATATTTATGTTATGTATGGCTTCTGATGATTTTACATTAATCACAGCAACCATTATGATTGTGACAGCCGTAGGTATCTGGTATATGCCAGATAGTAAATCAATTAATAAATTTAACAAGAAATGAGAACATTAGAAGAAATTTTAGCGTCAGAAAGACCTCAAGTGGATGAAACTCCTAAACGCAACTATGAGGAAGTTATAGGAGAAATTAAATCTCATATGGCTAGAGTTCTTGATGAAGTAGAATCATTCAAGGAAGGTATTTCATGGGGAGTAGGAGAAGGTATCACAAAAGATACCAAACATACGGTATATATCCTTAGAGAGGATAACGAGCCTGTATTCTGTCTGGAAATGAGTGAGCCTCCTTGTATCCAAAGCCCTGAACTTACTGACAAGAATGGCGGTTTTGATATTACTGAAGAAGACGCTGCCATGTTAGTAAAGGCATTTGACAGACTGAATACAAGTATAGATGTCTATAAGGAACACTTTGGAATGAATGATATTACTGAGAAATCAGGCATTGATACACTTAAACTCTTAAAGAAATTGGATCCGGATACATTTGACAAAGCTTTGGAGAAGGCAATGGATGAGACCAAGAACTTCCGTGAGGACGTCATTAAGAATAAGATGAAAGAACTCGGTATTGAAGCTCCAGAAGTGGTATCCGAACTAAGAGAAGTATTTGATACTTTATTCAAGGCTAAACATGGACTCTAATCTAATGACTGAATAATATGTTACAAATCTAAGGCAGACATGTTGTAAAACACTCTGCCTCTCTTATTTATTAACTATGCATAAAGTTATAGAAGGTTCTCACATCCTTATATGTGATGTAGACAAGTTTAACAAGGAACTACTTAAGTTCCTTATTATTAATGTGTATGGCATTAGGCTCCATGTGTCCCTAGAACATATTAGAGACAATATTGAAGCAGAGCTTAAATGGCCTTATGATGAGCATATAGATATGAAACAAGTTATTGAGGAATGGGTATATACTTCTAAGTATCCTTCTGTAATAACCACTTCGATGTCTTATGAATCCTGCATTGAACTTATTAAGGATATACAACCAGAGATTATAGTATATAGCTGGATGCGTAAACAATCTAACGTACAATACCCGTTTTGATGTCACATGCCGAAATATTCAATGCAGTAATGACTGCTCTTGATATGTACAACGAAGGTTGGAAACCTGACTGGGAGGATGGAACTTATAAATACTGCGTCACTAGGTGTGGTAACAATATAATTCCAATAACATCTCGATTCGATTATCATTTTATTTCTTTTAATAGTGCTAGTGTTAGACGGAAGTTCATGAATGAGCAATGTGAGTTGCTTAGGGAGTTCTTCCGTTAACATTCTGCAGTGCTATTCATTTTTTCATTCATTGATAAGCTTTTAAGTCTGAAATGGGTACGCCAGTGGCACAGGAGGATACTGAGAGCTTTGGGTTGTTTCCCACTCCTGGCATGAGAGTATAATCATGCTACTATGGGCCATACATGGAATTGATTCATAATGACTGGGTAGTAAGACGTGTAGAGTTCGTACCAACTCTTTAATAATGATACGGCAATTTAAGTGGAAACACTACTTACAGAATGGCAGCTTAAGCTGTGGCTTAATT